GTTTCGGTCAAATCATTACTTGGGCGGAAGCATACGCTAAGAAAACCAGTAAAAAAGTAGAAAGTCCAATGTTGGAGTACACTATTGTTCATGTTGCAAAGTAGGCAGTTATGACATTTATATTCGAAGACGAGCCGATAAACAGTTTAGACGAACTGATGGAACAAGAAGTAGTTTATGTGACTGTTTGGTATGCAGTAATAAGTGTTTATAGACTAAAAATATATGAAGGACTCGTAATGAATTATATGATTAAAAAAGGTTTATTTAAAAAATATCAGGAAGTAAAAATGTGATTAATAATGCTTGAAATAAACGACAGCAATTACAGAGAATTTCCGGCAATAGCAAACTCGGATTTGTCTTGGATGTATGAGCAATTAGAAAAAGATAAAGAAAAACTACTCGATTTACGGTCAGCATACGCAAACGGAACTTTGATAGATTGCATGATAACCGAAAATCACAGAGTTGATCATTTTAAAAGAAGAGTTCTTGGTGAAGAATATCGATATACAAAAGCTGAGTGGGATAATGCTAGAAAAATGAAAGCGGCTTCTGATAAAGACATGCACTTTCAGCAATTTATTAAAGATTGTCACTTTCAGCATATTGGCTACAATCCGGAATTCCCAATTTATTGCAATGGTGAATTATTAAGAGACCAGCAAGGAAATCCGGTAACAATGCCAGTAAAGTGTAAGTTCGATTTAAAGCACAAAACAGCAGATTTTGCAGCAGATATAAAGAGTACGGTCGCAACTACTCAAAAGCAATGCATAGAAGCAGCAAAGTATTTTAAATATCCGCGTAGTCGGGCCTGGTACATGGACATTGAAGGGCACAACAACGATATGCTGATATTTATAAGCAAGGTGAATTACAAGATATTCTATGTACCAATAAAGCGTGGTGACGAATTATACAATCAAGGAAGAAAAGAGTACCAGGATTTATTATACAATTGGTACATGATGTTCGGTAACGGTAAAAATTAGATTTATGATAACAATAGCAGCAATTTTAGCATTGCTACTTGCAATTATTAATCACTTATGATATGCAAACTAAAACATGTACTAAATGTAAAAAGGAGTTACCTAATAATGAGAATTATTTTCATTTAGATAGTTCAAAAGTAAGATTAGGACATCTTGTTGTTTTGGCAAGTGCTTGTAAGGTTTGTAAAAATGAAAGAAAAAGAATACAATCTGTAACATATAGAAATAAAATTGCTGCTGAATTTGGAACTAATTATCAAAAAAGAAAATTAGATGACCCAATGTTCTTAGAAAAATGCAAGGTGCGTGAAAAGAAATATAACGAAAAGAAAAACGAAAGAAACCGAAAAAGATGGAACACAATACCCGAAGTTAGAGAAAAACACTTAGCATTAAACAAAAAAAGAACACTGAAAGAAGTTGCTGAATTGCCTGACTATTATATTGCAAGATTAGTTACAAGAAACTCGAAAATATTGAAACCTAATGATATATTAAATCAAAAAGAATTTATTGAAACATATAGAGAAAATTTAAAACTAAAAAGATTATGCCGACAGTAAATAATATACAAGAATTAAGGGTTTTGTCTCTAAGGTTAATTGACGATATAATAAGCGAGAAATATAAACTATCTGGTGCAGATTCAGATACTCAAATGTTAAACCATATCAATAAACAAATAGGAAATGTTATAAATATAACATCACTTGAATTGAAGTACGCAAAAGAAAAAAATAGTAAAGTTAAATTTTTAGAGTATGAAAGTAAATAATCTAAGAGAAAAACTGATTAATCAGATAGAAAAATTGGAAAAAAAAGAGATTCCAATAGAAGTAGCAAGAGAAATATCTCGCACATCACAGGCAATTTTAGAAAGTGTTAGGCTTGAACTTGAGTATAACAAAGAATTGAATACTAAAAAGATAATTGACTTTTTAGAAAACAAATAAACTTGTGTTAAAATAGAAAAATTTATTAATCACTTTTAAAATAAAAATTATGTATTATCATCAACAAGAAAATTCAATCATCAATGTGCAAATCCACAAAGGTGAATTCCTAAAGGTAAAATTTAACCAAAGTATTCCTGGCGGAAAAGACAAAACTAGCAGAGAATGCGGTTCGCGCATCCATCCGGATTTAGTAGAAGCATTCGGTAAATTAGACGAACACTTGGCAAATCTAACTTTCCAAAGAAACAGCGAAGGCGCCATTGACTATGCAGCAGTACATTGCAGCGGTTACGAATTAGACCTGAAAGATGAAAATGGTATCAAAGTAAAACTTTCCGGAAGCCGACACCTGCAAAGCAATAAAACGCTGGAATTGGTATCACCAAAGCAAAACATTTTGGAAACCGGAATTGAAATTTATGAATACGACGGCAGAGAAGAATTAGACAAAGCACTGCAGGCGTGTGATGAAGAAGTACGCGCGTATCTGTTTGAAGGCAAACATGCGGAAGAGCCACAAATTTCAATGGACTTAGACACAGAAGAAGTGCCAAAGAAAGCGAAAGGAAGAAGAAAAAAAGATGCATTAGCAGAGTTGACAGAAATGGTGCAAGATGGTACGCTTACAATTTCAACCAATAAATCTGCTACAGATGTTTCAGCAGATAAAGAAGAATTCTAAAAAACAATATCCCAACTAAATGATAACAATATTTCAGAAGCCTTTTGGTTTTCATATAAAACTTGACAAATGGAATGCCGATATTATAGCGGACATAAAAGCTATTAACTGGCAGTCCAGAAAATATATAGAAGCCGAAAGGGTTTGGGAGGTTGATTTAAGCCACAAGGCGGCTGTTGATGCACTTAAAATACGGTATGGTGGTAGGTTTGTAGAACAAACAGAAGAAGAAAAGATCGGTGAGATTCCACCTATGCCAAAACTTACTATTGATATTCCAACAAGACTTCCGCTGCGTGAATACCAGGCAGAAGGTGTGGCTTATGGAATGGAAAAACTGCACTTTATAAATGGTGACGCTCCAGGTCTTGGCAAATCGTTCCAGACAATTGCAACCATTTACGCACTAAATGCGTGGCCGGCATTAATTATTTGTCCTGCATCATTACGTAGAAATTGGCAGCTAGAGTGGGAAAAGTTTGTAGGTATTAAGGCAATGATTCTTAATGACAGCGTAAAAAAGACTTGGCCGACTTTCTATGAAATGGGAATGTGTAAGGTTTTCATTGTAAACTATGAAAGTTTGAAAAAATATTTTGTCTTGGATATTGTCAAAAATGAAAAAGGTAAATTCAAACTTTCGAATGTGAAATTCAATAGCAATATAAACATATTTGAATCTGTTGCAATTGATGAGCTGCATAAAATCAAGGACCCGACAACGATGGTTAGCAAGTTGGTTCGTGGTGTTTGCGCTAAGAAAAAGGTTGTAATTGGATTAACCGGTACACCAATAGTAAACAAACCAAAGGATTTGGTAGCGCAACTATTAGCCATTGGCCAACTAGAGGCAGTAGCCGGAAATTACAAGCATTTTATGAATCGTTATTGTGGAGGAATGGCCGGTGCCGGCGCCACAAATTTGGAAGAATTAAACTATAAGCTAAAAACCACTTGTTTCTTCCAGCGGTTAAAAAAAGACGTTCTAAAAGATTTACCGGACAAGGTACACCAAATTGTCTATTGTGACATCACTACGCGCGACGAATACAATAAGGCATCTACCGACTTGGCAAACTACCTGAAAGAAAATAAGGATAAAACCGATGCTGAGGTAGCTAAATCAATGCGCGGTGAAGTAATGGTGAAAATTGGCATTCTAAAGCAGATTTCAGCGCGTGGTAAAATGAATGAAGTTTCAGAATACATTGAAGAAATTGTAGATGCAGACGAAAAGGTAGGTGTATTCCTACATCACAAGGAAATAGCAAATTTCGTTAAAGAAAAGTTTCCCTCCACTTTGTTATATACCGGTTCTCAGAGCGACGAGGAAAAAAATAAAGCGGTGCACGATTTTCAAAAATGCAAAAAATGTGACATCCGGTTTGAAAACCACGTCAACTGTGATCACGAACATGTACCGTCAAACAATAAAATAATTGCATTAAGCACAAAAGCCGGTGGTGTTGGATTAACTTTAACTGCTGCCAGCAGAATGGCTGTAATAGAACTACCATGGCATCCTGCAGACTGTGAGCAGATAGAATCCAGATTTCATAGAATGTCGCAAAAAAACAGCGTCCAGTGTACCTATTTTCTAGGAAAAGACACCATTGACGAACACATCTATGATATCATTGAGAAAAAACGTGCTATTGCTGATACGGTTTTAGGTGTAAGCGACGACCGGAAATTCGTAGATGATTTCATAAAAGATTACAACGACGGTAAAATAAAGTTGTGATATGTTGCACTATTTCAAAAAAATGTTGTAATATTGGGTATCGTTCAATTAAGCAAATAGATAATTAATGAAAATTTATAAAATTTAATATTTAAAATAAGTCTCACACGGTTCGGCACTATTTGCTGTTTTGAACGATATCTTTATTGCCAGCGTGTGAGGCGGTTTTTTAATCAATATATTGTATGGATAAAATTACCACATTGACCTACCTAATTAACTTATATTATTCAGTATGTGACAATTGGAAAGAATATCTTCCTCTTGAGTACAGTCCTGATGAAATTACAAAATATAGGGCGAATATTGTAAATACAATTTATATAATTGTACACAATAAAATGCCATTAGGTAGTAATACGTTTAGCCTTTTGAGTATGCTTAATAATGACATTTCTGGTAAAAGATATACTGCAGAGGAAATTATTGAAAAACTAAAAATTTATGCATAATGGCAGACGATAAAAAAGCTGTATTATTTTACTGCGACCTTATTCATACAATTGAAAAACTAATTCTTAAAGACAGGATAAATAAAACTAATAATGCCGGTGAATTATTCTACCACTACGCGCAATATATTAATGATTTAAACCCTACTCCAATAAATGATATTGTTGATTTAGCATTTGAACCAATCAAGCAAACACTTAAAAGGGATTTAAAAAAATGGGTAAATATTAAAATAAAAAGAAGTGAAGCAGGAAAATCAGGTGGTATAAATAGCGGAAAATCAAGAAGTAAGAAGCAAAACGAAGCAAACGAAGCAAATGCTTCAAAAACGAAGCAAAACGAAGCAAACGAAGCTGTAAGTGTAAGTGTAAGTGTAAGTGATAGTGTAAGTGTAAGTAAAATAAATACTAAAGTATTTATAGCACCAACTCCAGAAGATGTAATTAAATATTTTAAAGAAAATGGTTATGATGAAAATTTAGCTAGCAGAGCTTTCAAATATTACGATACAGCAAATTGGAAAGATTCAAAAGGTAAGCAAGTAAAAAATTGGAAACAAAAAATGCAAGGTGTTTGGTTTAAGGAAGAAAATAAAACAAAACAGACAAGTCTTAATGAACCCTTAAAAATGGTATATTAATGGAAATTAACGGTTTTGAAATAAAAGAATACAATGTGAATGGATTTAATCTTATGGGTAAAACCACAGGAGTAGTTCAAACAACATGTGTATTTTGTTCTGAAAGCAGAAAAAAGAGTAAAGATAAATGTTGCTCAGTATTCTTAGACAAAGCATGGTTTGAATGCCATCATTGCGGAAAAAATGGACAACTACACACTTACAAAAAAACCACCGAAAAAGAATATGTAAAGCCAGTTTTTAGAAATAAAACAGAATTATCAGATACAATTGTATCTTTTTTTGAGAAAAGAAAAATAAGCCAAAAAACATTAATAGATTTTAAAGTAACCGAAAGTATAGAATGGATGCCTAAAGCTGGAAAAGAAGTGAAAACTATAAATTTCAATTATTTTAAAAATGGTGAACTAATTAATATAAAATATCGTGCAAATAATAAGGATTTAAAACTACACAAGGGTTCTGAATTAATATTTTATAATTTGGATGCTATTAAGGATTGTGACGAATGTTTTATCGTTGAAGGAGAACCAGATTGCTTAGCTATGGCAGAGGCAGGGTATAAAAATACCGTTTCTGTGCCCAATGGAGCCAATTTAAAGACAAATAACCTTTCTTACGTAGATAACTGCTTTGAATTTTTTATCGGCAAAAAAACAATCTATTTGGCGGTCGATAACGATGAAGCAGGCCGAAAGTTAAGAAATGATTTAGCGGATAGGTTTGGAAAAGATATTTGCGTTTTTATTGAGTTTAAAGATTGCAAAGATGCAAACGAGTGTTTGATTAAATACGGAATACAAGGGATTATTGAAAGTAAAAACGATTTTAAGCAATTCCCTATTGAGGGTGTCTATACTATTTCTGATTTGTCGGATTCTATTATTGACATGTATCATAATGGTTTAGATAAAGGTGTTAGTTTGCAAATTGAAGGTTTTGATTTAAGTATAGTTAAATCTTACCTGACAATTATTACCGGAATTCCCAGCCATGGAAAAGGTGAACTTATAGATTATATCATTATTCAACTCCGAAGATTATCTAATTGGAAAGGCGCACTATTTTCACCCGAAAATGAGCCTACACAATTGCATTTTAGTAAATTTTGCAGAAAAATTATTGGGAAGCATTGGGAAGGAGAAAATAGGATTACACTTGAAGAATTAGCAATGGTTGAGGCTTATTTAGACAATTATATTTTCTTTATAAAACCAGAAAAGGATTTTACATTAGAGACTATTTTAAATTCGGTAAAAGATACTCATTTAAGATATGGTTTAGATTGGTATGTAATTGACCCTTGGAATAAATTAGACCATAAATACACCACAACAGAGACTAAATATATCTCTGAATCCCTAGACGCTATTATTAGATTTAACAAAGTATATAACCTGCACTGTTTTTTGGTAGCACATCCAACAAAAATAAATAAGGATAGACAAACAGGAATGTTTGAGATTCCAAATTTGTATAGTATTAACGGAAGTTCACATTTTTACAACAAAGCTGACAACGGCATAACTGTTTATAGGGATTTACAAAAAGGAACTACATTGATTTACCGTCAAAAGGTAAAATTTGACCATTGGGGTACAACAGGAGTAAGTGAGTATTATTTTGATAAAAAAAGACTTAGATATAATCCAACACAAGTATTCGACACATCAAATTGGATTAATAATTCTCCTATTACATTAGCCGAAGAAATGAGAGAATATATTGATAAAAAAAATGAAGAACCTTTTGAATTGTTTTAAAAATTTATTATATGGCACAATTTGAAAAAGTAGTACACACAGATTTTTTTACGGCATCAGCTGTAATTAAGAAAGCAAATAAAGATTTGTTTGACAAAGCAGAGCTTGGTGAAATAACACACGACGAAGCAGCGGTTGCATCAAATAAATTATGGATTGATTTTATCCATAGTTTTCACTATCCGCATGAACACGGTTACAGATATGAAACCAATGAATTAAAAGACAATAATACTCAACCATTAAATGGCGAACAGAAATGAAATTACAATTAACACGACCTTTAGTAACGCTGGATATAGAATCAACCGGCGTAGATGCAGAAAAAGACAAAATAATTGAACTTTGTCTTTTAAAACGATATCCGGATGGAACTACCGAAATAAGAACCAGACGATTTAATCCAGGTATAGCTATTCCACAGGAAGTTATAGACATTCATGGAATTACCGATGAAATGGTAAAAGATGAACCTGAGTTCAAGGTATTCGCAAAATCCATATTATCATGGCTGCAAGGTTGTGATATAGCATTTTTTGGTGGTAATAAGTTTGATATAAAAATTCTGTACAATGAATTCCGCCGTGCTGGTGTTACATGGGATTACATGCAGCACTTTTTAGTTGACGTAGGAAATATCTACAAAATTAAAGAACCGCGCACTTTGGAAGCTGGTGTAATGTTTTACCTGAATAAAGAGCATGTAGGCGCACACGGAGCCGAATCAGACACTATTGCCACCTTAGACATCTTAGATGTTCAAATGGAAAAATACGGCGATATTCCGGATAATATCGAAGCGCTGGCATTATTTAGCAACTTTGATAGACCGGTATTGGATCTGAGTGGTAAATTCCGGACCGATGATGATGGTGATATCGTATTTAATTTTGGACCTAAGTTCGGCATGAAAGCGAAATACAACATTGATACACTCGAATGGATGCTGAGTAAAGATTTTCCGGCAGACACATGTAGTGTTTGCTATAAACTAATGGAAGAATTTGGCGGAAACAATTTTGATGATAATAATTACTAAATACAA